AAAAAATAAAAGCAGAAAAAGAGCTTACAGCCAAAAAAGTAACACCTGTAAAAGAAGAAAAAGAAAGTGGAATATTTGGTAAAATAGGCAAAAAAATATTTGATAAATTTAAATCAACTAAAGTTGGTGGTAAATTAGTATCTATTGGTCAAAATTTATTAAAAGGATTCAAATCAATTTTTAGTCCTAAAAACTTTATGAAAATACTTGGTCGTCTTGCTTTACCACTAGTAATATTATCATCATTATTTGAAGGGTTCACCTCTGCATTTGATATGTGGAAAGAAACAGGAAGTATTTTTGAAACTTTTAAAGCCTTTGTTGGCGGCATAACTGAATTTCTTACATTTGGTTTAATTGATAAACAAATGGTCTCAGATTTTTATGATTGGGGATTAGGTGCAATTGAAAAGGTTCTTACCGCTGTTGCTAAGTTCTTTGGATTTGGTGATTTATTTACAGAAAAGTTTGCTAAAGTAAAAGATTTTTTAGGTGTTGGTATTAAACCAAAATCTAAGACTTTTACAATAGAAGAACCTCCATCCGAGAAAAAAGAAGTTAAAAAACAACCTGAAGTTAAGAAACCAGTAGAGAAAGCACCAGCGCCAGCAGCACCAGCGCCAGCAGCACCAGCGCCAGCAGCACCAGCGCCAGCAGCACCAGCGCCAGCAGCACCAGCGCCAGCACCAGTTGGAGCTGAACCGCAACCAACACCAACAAAAGCACCAACTGTAGCACCTGAAACAAAACCTTCAGAAGCCAAACCTGTTAAAATTGGAGAAAGTTCTGGTAAAGATTCTATGATTAAAGCAATGGACAGTAATAAGATTACTGACCCAACTGCTCGTGCAGCTATTATGGCACAAGTGGGACATGAATCTGGTAATTTCACCATGTTAAGTGAGAATCTTAATTATAAACCAGCAACACTTTTAAAAATATTTCCAAAATACTTTAAGTCACCAGAAGAAGCACAACAAACTTCCGCTCAAGGACCAGCCGCTATTGCAAATCGTGTATATGGCGGAAGAATGGGTAATACAGAACCAGGAGATGGTTTCAAATATCGTGGTCGAGGATTTATTCAATTAACAGGTAAATCAAACTATAAAAAGTTTGGTGTTGATGCAAATCCTGATTCTGTGGCAGATATTAATGTGGCTGCAGATACCGCTATTGGATATATGAAGCAATACAAAGGTGATTGGGGTGATGTTAAAGCTGTGACCAAATTTGTAAACGGTGGTTACATTGGACTTGAAGATAGAGCAAAACATTTTCAAGCATATCTAAATGATCCAAAAATAACTCAAGTAAGTGGTGGTCAAACTGTTGCTAGTGGTGGTAGTGTTGCATCTGCTTCATCCGATGTTGCTGTTGGACAAAGGCAACAAGCAAAACCATCTACGCCTATGGTTGTTAATAACACTATTGTTAATAATAATTCTTCCACAAAAACTACATTACCAGCTCAAGCAAGAGATAATAATTCAACTAACAATATGTTGATGGCTAGAGCCGCATAATAAAAAACCCCGCCGAAGCGGGGTTAACTTGCATGGGATTTTGTGTTACTTTGTTTCAGCAAGTGATTTGAAATAATCCAAATCTTCATCTTCAACACCAGACTTTAAGACAACTTCATCGTCTTTGAAAGGACTGATATCAGCAGATTCAGCTTTGGTTCTTATCGCTTCACCATCAAAGCCTAGAACTTTATCCAAACGAGCTTTTAATTGCTCATAAGGTTTGAACTGCGACTTCTGAGTAAACTCTTTGAGAGAAAACTCTTTCTTCCACAATTCTTCTAGTTTAGCATCATCACCTTCAAATAATGGAGATGAATCAGCAAACTCCGATTTATCATAGTTACGATAACCTTCAACATTACGAATCTTCAATTTGAAGTTAGCACCTTCCCACATATCAAATGGGTTAACTGGTGTTTCATCAGCGAACTCAGGATTCATCGCCTCTGTAATCTTATCAAAGATTTTCTTACCAAACTTAAACAGTTTGATTTGACCTTCATTATCAGGATTACTTGGGTCAGACACAACTAAAATATTAGCAACATAAGACAACTTGCGTTTTTGTTTGCGAGCAATCTCTTTGTTAGCTTCAATTCCAGAATTCCATAATGTATTATTATGTTCACAAACAGGACACTTATCATTCAAAGTGGTCAAGCAGTTATCAATAAACCAACCGCCAGGTCCCTGAAATCCATGACTGAATGTGCGAACCCACGGTAAGGCATCATCACCGTCAACTGCTGGCGCTGGCAGAAAGCGAATGACCGCCATGCCGTTACCAGATTTATCTACTGATGGTTGCCAAAAGCGAGTATCGTCTTTTGAACCGGATTCTGTTGAACCGGATTGGGTAGCTTCAATCGCCTTAGTAAGTTTATCCAACGAACTACGATTGCGCTTTAGATTTGCAAATGAACTCATATGTATTACCTCGTATTAAATGTATTAAAAAATATGTGCAACTTATCCACATTATGCATAGTATATCATTTATTTATATGCTTTGCAAGTAGAATATCTAGCAACATAATAGTATTGCCGACATCTTTGTGATGAATACCTATACCTCCTGCTTCATTAAAGGCTTGAATAACATCCAAGGTATCATCAATCAGGATGCTATTCGGTGTAGCGTAATCTGCCTTTAATTTTCTTCCTGCTACAACATTGACCTTCCATTTCTCAGAAAGGTTCATTCTTTTAACCCACACTTTCTTTTGAATCTCCACTTCATCGTGATATTTGTTACCACCAGATGATGTAAGAATTTCAACATTCTCATGTGGAAAATTGGTTGAAACATATGTTATTAACTCTGAAGCACCTGGCCACCAGTCTAAAGTTTCAAAGTGTTTGCCTTCAATAAATTTAGTCCAGTTTTTACTGAACATTTTTCTATCTCGTGCTGAACCAGGCGATTCATTAAACAACTCAATGTACCGCTTTTCAAAATTGGCAATTACGCCATCCATATCTAAGTATAATTTCATAATATAATCTTCTTTAATAACAACTTGTATTTTACAGTATCAAAGGTAAGAAAAGAGGCATACTTGGTTAGTTTTCTTCGGTAATCTGGCCATCGTATTGTATCGGTAATCTTCCTATCCCACATCGGTAAGAATTGCAGGATTGCGTTTAGGACGATTAGTGTTTCTGGTGATATCTCTTTGCGTAAAGCCATCGTTAACAGTCTTGGATGGTCTCCATTCGTTGACAATAATTCATTAGGGTCTTTACAATCTTCAAAAATAACTTTACAATCATTCTCAAAGGTATACGATAGTGATTGAACTACCTTCTGCCGTAATAGGTAATTTACCTCAGCTTCAGGTTGTAATAGTGTGCCTGCCCATGCCTCACTATTCTCAAATAGGTTGGCAATTACAAAATTCTGAAATTGTTCTTTATTTGGATACTTACGGGATAGTTTATAGAAATGGTATTTGTCCCTACGATTTTCAAATGTAGTGGGACTGATATTACACTTACCATTATACTTGAAATAATCGTAATCGCTGGTGAAGTGTAATTTTAGAGTATGATATATTGAAAATGCTTCATAGCCTGTCATAGTGGCAATCTAGGGCTTTTATTCTTTAATAAATTGTTTTCCATTGCATCATTTTCAATTTTAGATTTGAGGTTGGCATTTACCAAAGTGGCCGCCACTTCTATTTCTAATCCTGTCTTTTTGCAATACTCAGTAATCGCTTCAATGTAGTTGTAGTCTGTTTCAGCAACCAATTTATCAATTGCTATTGCAAACTTCATCATTTCGTCTTTAGTTGGCATTATCTATAATCAAACTCTTGGTCTGCTCTCTTGTCCTGAATCCATTCGTGTTCTTCTTGTACCAAATCTAAACGACCATCAAAACTAAAACCGCAACCTTTTAGAAACATTTCAAATTCATTAACAATATCACTTATGGTTTCAGCCTTGAATTCAACCGTCCTCTTAGATGAAACAGCGTCAGCAAACGGCATAGCTTCTTCTTCACAAATAAATGTAAACTTGCTCATATCATATTCCTTTTCAATTTACGACATTCTTCTTTCACTTCAATTGGATAATCTGCACTAATTTCAGAAATTGTGCAATCATAAATCTTCACACGGCTATATTCATATGTAAACACCGTGTGAAGAACAATAACAATCAAACATAATGTTACAGAAACAAATACAATCACACTCTGCATAATAACCTTTCAATTATTTTTTAGCTGATGGTGACCCCGTATGACTACCTTGTGCAGCTGCATATGCAACACAAATGGTATCTGTTTGTTGAACAAATGAACAACGAACTGCAACAGGATCAACTCCTTTTGCAATAGCGGCATCAATGTTCTTTGACATCAATGCTCTATCGTTAACATAATAAACTGTTATAGAAATAATTGCGGTAATGAAAACTATTCCTATAGCAATAATCACTCCTATTAAATCTTTCCTTAACTCGTTCATAGTTTTATTTCCTTTTTCATTGTTGCCAAATCAGAATGGCGTTTATAAAATATATGCCTGCCAATTTGTATAGTCTTTGGCAATCCCCATTGAGGGTTCACATAATCAGCATGATAATATGTTGCACCTTTTGTGATGTCTGCCATATTTTCATAATTCATTAAAACATAAACAGCCACATCTCTTACGCTATTATACAATGAACTGTGTATGATTGTCAACCTTTTAGAGGTTAACATTGTATCGCACATCCATGAGAATTGGCAAATTGTATTACCATTAATAACCGTCCTTTGTTTTATTACACCACAAACATCTGAGCCATAGTTTCCTGAGGCTAAACGATTGAGGGTAACAAGTGCAACGGCAATCTGACCATCTTTTGATTCGTGACCTGCTTCAAAATAGATATTCTCGGCTAAACAATCAACTTGTTTCTGTGTTGGTTTAGAAAGTGCTTTATATCCAACGCTTGCTGGTATATAATATTTACCTTCGGTTGAGTGAACATTCACAGCAGTTGCTGCTAGAATAATTACTGATAAAAATATACTTAAAAGTATTGTTTTACTTCGCATACATCTCCTTGTTGTTAAGGAAAGGCCGAAGCCTTTCCGATCCATCAGGCGGACTTTTTGCTTGTAGTCTTTTGTTCTGTGGTAATGTTAGAAACGAAATCGTTCAAGGTTTTTGCCTTGTTAATGACTTCTTGTTCTGATGGAAATGGCGGGTAACCTGGATGCCTTGGTGGTTCCTGCCCATTGATTTTGGCCGTTTCACAATCTGTTGACCATTGGTTTGATATTTGTTCACGCTTGCCAAAGTAATCATCGGAAAGCATATCTCGTGCCATCTTTAATAGCTCGAGGCGAATTTCAAAAGCTGTCATATTAGACATAGTAAATCTCCTGTGTGTTTATGTGTGTTACCGGCTTTGTGTGTGATGCCGATAATATATTTAGTTAATTTTAATTTCAATCCCAAAGATTTTGATAATATTTACCAAATAATTTAAAGCCGTTTGCCTTTCGTTTTTGGTGTGCTTCTAAACCTTTCTCATCAACTTTAATTTTACTTATATATTGGCCATCTTTGTCCCATGGGAATTTTTCATCACCACATTCTGAATGGTCATAGAATTGTGATTCATCATCATCTTTGAGTTCTTGTTCAAATGCCCAAATCATCTCAGCAATAATCCAATCCCAACGCATGAAGTGTAAGCTATCGGTATCCCATTCATTCTCTTTTGGTTGTGCCATATGACTACGCAGATATTCTGGCACATCATCATCTTCGGTATAAGGTGCACCGTGCTTTTCTTTATCCAATTGCTTTAACATTGGCAAAATAATGTAAGCCAATGTATGATCCATTGACCAAGTATCCCAGCGGTCAATCTTTACATATTTAATTGGTGGGTGAATAAAATCTAATACTACACGGATAGCGGTACTGATGGGTGTAATACGGTTAGCCCATCGTTCAACCCATTCAGGATGATCCACATAATCTTTATCTTCAATCACGCCTTTATTACGACCGCATTTACTCCAATCAGTCCAGAAAAAAATGTTTTCTATGATTGTGTATGGAGAAATCCAGTGATATCGGTAGTTACTTAAATAAATTTTCATAATAGTTTATAACCAAAATATAATACGGTTAAAAGCAAAGACAACTTAATAACAAACCCAATTAAATATAACAATGGTTTTCTTAAAACGTAAATGATGAATGTTGCCAATAATATAATATAAAATTGATTAGCTTCAATCCACTCATCGTGTTTGTGAATTTCAGGATTAATATCAATTTGTTTAGTTGTTTCAACAATTAAAGGCATAATATCTCATAATAAAATGGTGTGGGTATTCTGAAGAAGGCTACCCACGAGGCCTTAAAGAATTACTTCTTCTTTTCGTCTTTCTTCACTTCAGCTTTTGGTGCATCTTTTTTTGGTGCATCTTTTTTGGCAGGTGCCTGAGCAAAAGCAGTTACAGCAAAAGTAGCAGCTACGAGTGCGATTAATGTTTTCATAATAATTTCCTTTTATAAAAGTGCCAGTATTCTGTTACGAGGAACTGGCGAAACCCTAAGCAGTTTTTAGGCTGCTAATGCGAACTCATCGTTTGCGGTTAATTCAATTTGATTATTACGCCTTGTCATGGCGACTCTCCATTGTTCTAATTATTGTCCTGTCGAAACTATTCACCCCCATCAGAAGTATATTGCCACAACTATAGTGTGTGTTTGCTACCGATAACTCGGTTTGTCAATATACTTTTGGTGGAGGTGGGCGGATTCGCACCGCCGTCCACAACAACTTTTAAACAACTTCTACGAATACAAAAAAATCATAATTGCGATTGCTGCTACAACTAATATACTGAAATAAGAGTTGGCACGGCTAACACGCATTTTATCTACACAATTTTTATCTGGCATTTGGCTATTATACACCCATTTTAAGTATTTGTCAAGTAATATTTGGCAATATACTGTTTTAATTGAGGCAGGTAAGGTTCTTTATCCCTTACAAATATCTGTGGTTTGCCTTCTTCAACGGCAATTGCCACCACCAATTTATTTATAGGTTTGCCTGTTATTTCACCAAACATTTCTGCATATGCCGAGCATTGCATAAAGTAATTAAGAATACCATCTTCCCATTTCTCTTTACTAGAGGTCTTAAAGTCAATGACCGCCAATTCTCCATCCCACTCAGCGATACAGTCAACACGGCCAGCGATTTTCAGTCCATCAGAATAAAGTGCCTGTTCTAATGAATAGATTTTACCAATATTTTGGTCTAACTCTGGCCTCAACTGTAAAAACAATTCTTTAATGTTTGGCATCATCGTTTGCATCCTCAATTCATTCATCTCATTGAGTAAATACTTTTCACAAACGGTATGTAATGCGGTACCACGCCTTGAGGCTTTACCAGAAATCTTATTTGCTTCTTCTTCACCTACACGAGCACGCCACTCATAAATGGCTTTCTTATTGTAAGATGAAAGAACGGTTGTAACCGATGGGTATGAATTACCTTTCGGTGTTTTATACTGTCTACCACTTTCTGTTGTTATTGCCTCTAAATCAAAATCTAATTCAGGTAATTTAATATGGTCAAATGTCATTTTTTACTTTGTAATCGTTTCGTAATTCTATCAACGTGTTTCTTAACAACCTGAGCACTTCTTGCTTCTTTGATAGATTTCCTACCATATTTTTCACCTACAGCCGAGCCAGGATGTTTCTCTGCTACCTTTGATAATACTTCTTTGAATCCATCAGGCACTCGGTGTGAACCCATACCTGCAACACTTGACACGATAGCTGGTGCGGTTAGTATTGGTTGTATATGAGGATTTTCTTTAAGAAAGGTTTCACGTCCCGACCATTTCATAAACAATTCAAATTCTTCACCTGTTTCAGTATCAACAAAATTATAAGTTGGCATTAAGAGTATCCATGAGATAAAGGTTCAACCATTTCAATAAACCATTGTGGTTGTGTTCTACTATTTATTTTACCTTTCCATGACCATAAATGACTTTTGCTCATCACATAATAATTGTGATATGATTGTAAAGAATTACCTGGTACCTTACAAGCGTCAGGCATTGCCGGAGTTGGGCCAGTAAATGGGCCAACAGGACAATTATCTGGCACTTT